TTGATACGGTTACTGATACTTTAACTGAGAATGGTGACGCTTGGTCATTTGCTGTTGATGCTGCTAACAGTGCTATGATGCCTAATCTCTTAAAGCTTCTTCTTGCAGGCTCTAGAGATGCAGCAAGAGAAGTTGCTGCTTCGGCTGAAGTTGTTAAGATGCTTGATAACGAGATAAAAAACCTTACACTGACTATACCTGAGTTTTCGGATGGATTTAAAACTTCAGGCAATAACATCGAAGAGATGAGTCAGAAGATGCTACTTCTTCAGAAGGTAATGAGTAATAAGGGCGAAGCTAATGGCAGAACCCCTGAACAGTTTAAAGACTTCATGGAGATGATTGAGTCCGTAAAAACTGCAGCTCCTGCCGATATGGAGCGATTGGCTAAAACACTTAGCAGTGTGTTGAATATTCCGGTTAAACCAAACTTGGATTCTATCTCTTCTGCTATGTTGTTCTTAACTAGCCAAACTAATCAAGCACAAAAGGCCTTTGATGATTGGTCAGATTCCTTTACGGATACGTCTGTTGCAGATAACCTCCGTGATCTGAACTTCGAAATTACGGATATGCGTGATAGGTTTGCTGTCCTCAGTAAAGGTGAATCTGCCACTAAGTTCTTTGATCAAGTAACCGCTAAGGTTACCGACGCTCGAAGGGCAATGGAAGAGATTTCTAAAGGTGGATTAAACGCTGAACAGGTAAATACATTAAAACTTTATGAGGAAGGACTACGTCGTGCTTTTGTAGCTTCCCAACGTAATGTTAAGGGTATAGCTGCAACAAACGAGCAGTTACGTGAAATGCGTCTTCGCCTTCAAGCTATGCAAGGCGGATCTGAAGCTGCGGAAGTATTCGATAAAATAACGTCAAAGGTTTTAGACTTTGAAAGTGGGCTCAAGGGCTTAGGCCTCACAACAGCGGAAACATCTGCACTTGTTCAGGAATTTAGCAATCTCCTAAATGAAATGAACAAGATTGAAGGCTTTGGGGAGATGCTCAAGGTTATGGATGAGGCTGCACAGACTATCAGTGATGCACGCCTAGAACTTCAAGTGTTAAGTGGTTCTACACAAGAACAGGAATACTTCAGAACTGTAACGTCTGAGGTAAATAAGTTCCAACAAGGTTTAGTTGGCAGTGGTGTTGCATTAGTGGATATTATACGCTTAAGCAATGAATATAAAAATGTCTTGGACGAAACATACCAGAAGACTAAGAATCTGGAATTGGCTACTGGCTTTGCAGAAACTATTGGTGATGGTTTGTTAGATATCATCACTGGTGCTAAGAATGCCAAAGATGCTATTAAGGATCTGACCAAGGCTCTTATTGAAATGGCAATCCGCAAGCTTATCATTGATAACCTTGTAGGTGCCTTAGGTGGTGTGTTCGCTAGAGGTATGAACAGCTTAGGTAACACTGGAGGAAGCCCACAAGCTGGAAAAGGTTTGGGGTCAGATCCATCTACGGGCGCACCATTACTTCGAGCAGCTCATGGTGGTTCTATGAGTGTTGGAGGTTTTGGCGGTACAGATTCCCAGTTAGTTTCCTTTATGGCAACCCCTGGTGAAAAGGTTGATATCACACCTTTAGGTAAGAGTGGCGGCGGCGGCGGTGGTACTGTAGTACAAATCATTGATCAACGTGGTGCTAATGCTGATCAGGTTGAAGTATCCAGATCTCAAACTGGTGGATTAGAAATGATTAAGGTACTTATCCGAGGGGAGATTGCAAACGAATTCTCTTCTGGTAGGGTTGATCGTTTATTTGCTGCTAATAATATGCCAGTACGAAGAACGGGAGCTCGTTAATATGGCAGCAATCACTTGGCCAACATCAGGAAGTTTTCCACAGAAATTCATCATGGGTGGCTATAACGAAAGTAACCAGGATCCTCTTATTCGTACAGAGATGGATAGCGGCCCTGAACATGTTAGGCAACGTTTTACTGCAGTTGAAACCCAGACGCAAGGGATTATGTATCTTACTACTGCACAAGTAACAACCCTAGAAACATTCTATAAGACTACATCGCGATATGGCTCGATATTATTTAACTGGACACACCCTAGAACAGGTGCAACAGTTGAAGCTAGGTTTAAAGCACCTCCAGTGTTTGTACCCTTATCAAAGGAATTAATTCAAGTTAACCTTGCAATTGATATCATACCATAATGGCACTATCATCTATCGGCTTACGAAGTGCTCTAGATCAAATGACCTCACAAGTGTGGTTAGAATGTTTAACTCTGGCGCATGCTTCAATTAGTACCCTTAGGTTGGTTAATGATAAGAAGGATCTTGTACGTTCTGCAGGAACTTATATCGCATTTCCTTTTGAGTTCCAGGATTTTGTTCGTTCGGATGATCAATCTGTAAGCGCTACCATTAGTGTTAGCAACGTGGATCAGAGGATTGTTCAGGCTTTGAGATCATTGGTTGGGAAACCAAATATTGCTTATGAAGTCGTTTTAGCAGATACTCCTAACGTTATCGAACGTGGCCCAATGGATTTTATCTGCCAACAGTTTACGTCTAACATCAAGACTATCACTCTAACTGTTGCCTTCAAACTGAATATCCTTAATAATGCATTCCCTAAGGACCAGTTTGCACCATGGAACTCCACAGCTTAACTCATTACCAGTTAGATAAGTATCTTGGACGGAAGTACGAAGGTAATGCTGCGTGCTTTATGTTTGTCAGGGATGTACTTATTGAAGCGGGTTTATATGTTCCTGAGTTTGTAGTCTCGGATTCAAATGCTGAACGTGCCTACTTACTGAGGAATCACATACATGATTATGCCTCAAAGGTTGATGGTCATATTCAACTCCAAAGGTTAGATATCATTTTAATCAAGTTCTTTGGCATACCACGACATATTGGAATAATGTATAACTCAAAGGAGTTCATGCACCATGACACCGAATTTGGCATCATCAGAGAAAACATTGGCAACCACCGTTGGGAAAACAGAATTCAAGGCTATTACCGTCCGTTTATATCCGAACCCGTTTGATACACGTGAATCGGTTATGGCCATCGCACCAGGTGGCATGTCTATTACTGAAGTCTTGTTAGATAGGCCCTTATGCTTAGACGACTATAACAGTGAAGGTATGCTAGATATTAAGGATGAAATATTCCTTAAGGTAATGAATCAGTGTATCTGCTTCGCGAATGGTAAGGTAATTGAATATCAGGATTGGGCAACTGTTGTACCTTCAAATGAACTGATCATATACAATATCCCAGGTAATAATAGTACCTTAAGGATTATCGGCTCTCTGATTATCATTTTTGTTGCCTTATGGTTGGGTGACTATTATGGTGGTGTTGAAGGTTTAGCATCACTCACTGGTGCTTCAATTGCCGCTGGTGTTAGTGTTGTAGGTAATTTATTACTTAACCACTTTATTCCTCCTACGATACCTAAGCTAGAAACGACTGAATCTAAAAAGCTACAATTCGTTAATGGTGCAACAAACCAGATAGGTGCATTTACCCCAGTACCAGCTGGATATGGGTTGATGCGTTATCTGCCACCTATCCCAATGACTGCTCTTCCGTTTACTGAGCTTGTAGGTGATGATCAGTATATTCGAGTTATGTATGTGCTTGGTTATGGCCCACTATCTATTGGTGGGGTACTTACGTCCTCAGGAGTCATAACACAAGCAACTTCACTTTCAGGTACACCAATCCGTATTGCAGATGTTCCAATTACATCCTATGTGGATTATGAATTCCAAATCGGTACTCCCGCACAAGTAACTTTGTTTACTGATTCTGTGTCGGAAGAGTATGTTAATATTGCAATTCCTCGTACTGGTGCTACCCCAAGCAGTGATGAACAAACGATAGCTGACGGCAGCCAGAATACCAGAGCAACTGCAACTAATACAGATGAAGTATCCTTAGACGTATTCTTCCCTGCATTGTTTTGTATCTCCAAGAGTGGTAATACTCGTTTAGCGCGTGTATTGTTTACAGTTGAATGTCGTATCACTGGTGCAGGTGGTGCATGGACAATGCTTGATAGCGCTTGGTATGTACAAGGTATTGAAAGAGATCCTGTACGTCAAGGAAAACGTTTCATTCTACCATCAAGAGCACAATGGGACATCAGATTAACTAGGGTAAGTACATTTATTGGGCGTAAAGCACAATTCTTTACTGACGGTACTTGGACGGCTCTTCGTTCAATCAAGACTAACCAAAAACCCTTCGATGTACCTAATGTCGTTGTAATGGCGCTTAGGATGAAGGCAAGCGAACAGCTTGGCGGTAGAGTTGAAAGGCTTAGTATTGAAGCAACACGTGTTGTACAAGTATGGAATGGCTCTGTGTGGGCTGCTGCAGCT